CCATTGCTCCATCTTCAAAAGACATATATGTTGCTTCTGGAGTGTAATTTACATTACAACTTGTTAATGCACACTCTTTAAATTTATTTAAGTATGGGTGATTTTCTTTCTTAAAAATGTAAGAAATTGCAAAAGTATGTGGTGTTTGTAATAAAAATGAAGAAGCAGATCTTTTTACTGACATTGCTTGTTTAAATGTTCTAATAATTTTTCTAACTATTTCTGCTTCAGTTTTTGAACGTGGTGATAATTTAAAATTAAAAGAAAATTGACGAAGATCTGGAGAATTAAAAAGTAATTCTAAGTTTGGATTGATTATCGCACCAAATTCTCTTTGCATTATACCACCTTGACCAATTGCACTTTCAATAAGTTTTGAAACTATTGCGGTTCTTGCTCCACTACCTGGAGCAGAGATATCTTCTGCTTGTTTCACAAAATCTTTAGACATATCTCCACCCATTATTCCAGTTCTCATCAAACCTGCAAGTGCCCCTTGAAGATCTGGTAAATCCATTCCGGACCAATTTACTCTATTACTATCAGATATTCCTCCTGGTATTGGTAATACTATTGTGCCTAATATCTTTCTTTCTTTATTTTTAAATTCTGGTCTTCCCCCATCAACTGTTACTCTTCTTAAATCTTGATTTCCTGGTCCAAACCCTTTGAGACCCGATTGTTGATATTTGACAATTGAAAATTTTATACAATCTTGATAATTTAGATTTAAACCCTCTGGATAAACAATGGGTTTGTTTTTTCCATAATCGTCTCTTGATTTTATATTTTTTCTTTCTTCCTCAAAAAAGTTTCGATTTTCATTTGTTATTGGGTCTCCTATTTTTGTTGAAGTTGCTGTATTAGAAGACCCTGATACTGCTTTAGTTTGTTCTGGTGTTAATCCTTCTTTTTTAGATGCAGTGTTTATTTGTTGTTGTGTAGTAGTTTTTAGTGCCCCTTCTTTAAGAGACTTTTGAGCATCTGCTCCTAACCAAGGAGTATTTGAAAATGGTTTATTATTATTTTTCCAATCTCCTGATGTACCAGTGCGTGTTGCTGCTATCACACCATCTCCAATTTTTCCTTCGTAATAAATTATTTCGTGTTTTACAGAATTTGGATTTATTTTCCCAGTTTCATCTAATGTATATGTTGTTCTTGTTGATGTTGTTATTTCTACTCCTTGAGCACCAACTTTTGTTGTATTTTTACCACTTTCTATTGTTTTAGTTGCCATCAAACTCCCTCCCCGTTTACAAGAGGATTAATGATCTCAATTTTTTGTAGAGTATGAGACATTTATAAGGAGTTTTTATTTATTTAGAAGGATTTTTGCATAAGGTATGGAGAGTAGTTCATCAAGTTCTTCATATTTAACAATATATAATTGCCCTAATATTTCTTCCCAAGTATAGTTTCTAGGTTTTCTCCAGTGAAAATTAATTCCCTTAAATCCCCATTTTTGTATTTCAGTACAAGCAATCAGTGGGTGTTGGTCATATTCAATACCTGGAGTTTTTGCTCTATAAACAAAGGTATAAAACTTTCCAACTTCTGGGATCCAAGTTTTTTCTTTGAAGATACTCATAATCAAAATCATAATATCTTCTGGATCCTTTACACTCATCTTTCCAACTTCTTCTTTGAGTTTTCTAACTCTTGCTGTTGATCCTGCAATATATTGTCCGAAACCTTCTGCCATTATTTGATACCTAGGTCTTCTTCGGTGATTACTTTAAACTGCAAAAGTCTATCATCACACCATTCTTTTGCTGCTTTCCATTTTGCCTGATTCACTGCATAAGTAGTGCATTCATAAAGATATGATTTAGTAGCTCTACTTTTTTTCTGTGGAGGAACAGTTTGTTTTTTGGGTTTTACTTCAATCACATAAGTTTTAACTTGCCCAGATTGTTCTTTTACTTTAATAATAAAATCTGGAAAGTATCTATGAACTCTATTGTCAACTGGAGAAAGATATGGAATGTAAAATTCTTCACTACCCCATTCTAAAATATTTTCATTTAGATCACACCAACTACAGAAACGTCTTTCCCAACTACTCCTACAAATGATATTATTTGGGTCTCCTTTGTATTTTTGTGGGTAAGATGGTTTATATTTACTCTTAATACTTTCTGCCATTTTCCTTAATACATAATATATACCAGTTAAAAAGTATTTATAGATGGCATCTCCGTCTCCATCAAAAAAAAGTGTATTTGATATAAAATCAAAAATATTAAGACCTGCACTAACCTCTCATTTTCAGTGTTGGTTCAATCCACCTCAAGCAGTAAAAAACTGGTTGAAAGAGAGACAAGAAGCTGGTATTGGAGTTGCTTATGAAGGTAATGAAGAATTATTTTCATTACTTTGTTCTGAAACTTCTCTACCCGGATCTTCTTTAGCAACTTTGGATATTAATAATGATTTTACTGGTGTAACAGAGAGACACGCATATCGTAGAATTTATGATGATAGAATTGATTTTACTTTTTATGTTGATCACGATTATAATATAATTAAATTCTTTGAAAATTGGATTGGGTATATTGCAAATGAGCAATATACGGATGAAAATGGTGTAAAAAATAATGCAATAGAACTACCAAATTATTCTTATAAAGTGAGATATCCAAATCTTTATAGGACAGAAGTTTATGTTAATAAATTTGAAAGAGATTATAATGGAAGATATATTCGTTATAGATTTTTGCAGGCATATCCAATTAGTATACAATCAATGCCTGTGTCTTATGACTCCTCTTCTTTATTAAAATGTACAGTTTCTTTTACTTATACTAGATATTTGACTACAGGAGAATTTAATACTGAGTCGCAGAAAAACTTATTTAATAATATAACTGCAGAACAAGCTGCAGCAATTAATGCAGCTTCCTATAATCCAAATCTTAATCTTGGAATAGATTATGCAAGATATAATGTAACTGGTGGAGTTAACTATGCTGCTGCATTTGCATCTGGAAATTCTGTCAATATTACTCCAGAGACTAGTGATTACAGAGATTACAACTAAATAATCACATCTGAAATTCTATAGGTCATTATGCCTTTACCAAAGATTAGTACTCCAACTTATGAAGTTGAATTGCCATCAACAGGAGAAACAATTCAATATAGACCTTTTTTAGTTAAAGAAGAAAAAGTATTAGTAATTGCTTTAGAAAGTGAAGACACAAAGCAAATCACAAATGCAATCAAAACAGTAATTAAAAATTGTATTTTATCCAAGGGAGTAAAGGTAGAAACACTCCCTACATTTGATATTGAATATTTGTTTCTTAATATTCGTGGTAAGTCAGTTGGAGAAGAAATTGAAGTCAATATAATCTGTCCTGATGATGAAGAAACTACAACTACAGTAACTCTTAATTTGGACGATATTAAAGTCCAAAAGAATGAAGATCACACAAATAAAATTCGTGTAGATAAAAGCATTATGATGGAAATGAAGTATCCATCACTTGAGCAGTTTATTAAAACTAATTTTGATTCTTCAAATACAAATGCAATGGATCAATCATTTGAATTGATTGCTTCTTGTATTGATAAAATCTATACTGAGGATGAAGTTTGGTCTACTGCTGATGTGACTAAAAAAGAACTAAATGAATTTTTAGAACAGATGAACTCATCACAGTTCAAGGAAATTGAAAAGTTCTTTGAAACGATGCCTAAACTTTCTCATAAGGTCAAAGTTACAAATCCAAAAACTCAAGTTGAAAGTGAAGTTATTTTAGAAGGGTTAGCATCTTTTTTCGCATAGCACTGGTTCATATGAACCTTGAAAGCTATTTTCGTCTCAACTTTGCCTTGATGCAGTACCATAAATACTCATTAACGGAGATTGAAAATATGATGCCTTGGGAACGAGACATCTATGTTGAATTGTTAATGCAGCATCTGGAAGAAGAAAAAACAAAACAACAGCAAGTAAATGGCACTCAATTCTTCTAAAATTGTACCAGTATCAAAACCGAAGAATGGTCGTGCCTTAGTTGATGAGAAGATAGACGAAAGGATATTAAGATTACTTGGTCTTGAAGATGTATTTGATATTGATTATGATACTTATGCATCTCTTCTCAAAGAGAGGATGGGTTCTGCAAGAATGAGAAAGCAGACTCTTCCAACAGAAGAAGTTGAATTACTTACAAATGAATGGAAAAAAATAAAGGGTAAGAAAGGTAGATTTAAAGTCAAAAAGATTACTGCAGAAAGTTTTAAAAAGGGCACTGCAGTTGGAATGAATTTGGGAAAACAAAAATTTCTTGGTGGCATAAAACCACTAGCACTTCCTCAAGCAACAGATAAGATGGTTGGGAAAAATGATATTCAAGAAATTATAGATTTACTTGCAGAAATTATTAAAAATCTAACACAACAGAATAAAATACAAAAAGATTCAAACGAGAGAGAAAGAAAAGAAAGTGAAAACGTAAAGAGAGCACTAGCTGAATCAAAGTTAGAAAAAGGATTTGCTCTTGCGATTAAAACGGCAGAAAAAGTTATCGCTCCTGTGAAGTCAATGCTCAGTAGAATCATTGACTTCTTTATGGCTATTTTCTTTGGTAAAGTTTTTCTCAAGTTATTAGATTGGTTTGCTGATCCAGAAAACAAGAAAAAGATTAATTCTTTGTTTAGATTTTTTGGTGACCATTGGCCAAAACTTCTTGCACTTTACCTTAGATTTGGAACAGGATTTGGTAAGTTTGTTGGTGGATTGACAAATCTGGTATTTTTTGGAGCAAGAAAGTTGCTTCAAATTGTTGCTCAAATGGTGGGAGCAAAAGGAGCAGCAAAATTTCTTGGAGGTAAAGGTGGTAAATTAGTTGCAGCAGGATTATCAGTTGCTACGACAGTTGGAACCACAATGGCTCTAAGTAAAGGAATAGAAAATTTTGCGGGACAGGGTGAAGATAAGCAACCAAAAATACCCACATTTAAAGGTGGTGGATTTGCGAATTTTAAAAACTTGTTTGGGATGTTTGGTAATGGTTCTCTTAGTTCTGGATATGTAAGTGGAGAAAAGGGTGTAGATAAAGTTCCTGCAATGTTAAGTGATGGTGAATTTGTAATGTCTCGTGGTGCTGTTGAAAAATATGGTGTGAATACTTTAGAAGCAATGAATGCTGCGGGTGGTGGTACAAATAGACCGAAAATGATTAGTGGGACCACATATGCTGCTGGTGGAGGAATGATTGGAGGTTCTCCTGATTTTTGGAAGATAGCAGCACTTGCATCAAAAGAGGATAGCATAAATCCTCAGGGTCAGGCGGATGTGGCACAGTCAATATACAATCGTATTAATCTTGGATCTTATCCTGGTGGAAAAAGTATTTCTGCGGTAATTACTGCTCCAGGTCAGTATCAACCCACTTTTTCTAATCCATCTAAGTGGAAATCAATAAAAGATAGGGTTTCTGCAATCAATGCTACTGGTAATGAAAAAAAGATTGATATGGCTGCTAAATCAATTACAAATCCAGCATTACAAAGAGAATCTGCAAAATTTGTTGGTGGAAGAACTGATTTTCAGGGAGAAAGTCAGAAAAAATATATGAAACCTTCCGATGTTACCCGAGGTAAAAGTCATAATTTCTTTGGGTGGTTTTATGATGCAAAATTACCAAAACCTGCACCAATACCCAATATAGTTTCTTCTCAATCCAAACAAATTCAAACTCCTCCTATGAAACCAGATATGAATGGGAGTAAAAATCAACCAAACATTATAGAGAGAGTTAAAAACTTTATTTTTAGTCCATCACAACCAAAAGAACCAAGGTATGCTCAAGGTGGAATGGTGCAGTCACCAATGCAATTAACGAAAATGCCTTTAAGAGCAAAAAATATTACTCCTCCATCTGCTCCACCTGTACTTGTTTCTACGACAAATAAAACAAGTACTGCAATGCCATCTATACCGTCATCACCTGGTGTTCCAAAAGCTCCATCATTTAATTCTATTCATAGTAATAATGAAAGAAAGAGAATACTTGCAATTCACGGAGTAGCATAATCAAAACCTATGGAACCTAAAGCACTTCCGCCTGCAAAAATTAATCCAACAAAACTTTTAAGAGGAAGTTCTTTAATACCCACTGTAAAAAGGATTAGTGCTAAGTCAGTTGTTGATGGTAATAAGTCTTTTGAATTGCGTATTATTAAAAGACAAGTAATTCAAATTAGCAATTTAATCAAAACAAATACACTATTAAAATCAAAAGAAGAAGAAAAAAAGAAAAAAGAAAGTGAGAAAAAAAGATTTTCGGAGAAAGAAAAAAAACTTGAAAAACCAAAAGAGGGCAAAAGTGATACAATCAAATTGCCTTCATTACCTCGTTTAGGTTTTCTTGATAGAATTAAGAAGTTTTTATTTAATATATTTCTTGGTTATATTTCACTTCGTTTATTACCGTATCTTCCAAAACTTGCAGGAGTTGTTGGTACAATTGTAAAAGTTCAGGATACTGTGATTGATGTATCTGGTAAAATCTTAAATGGTTTGGTTTCCTTTGTTGATAAGGCATATGAGGTTCACGACAAAACAAGAAAATTTTTAGGAAATCTTGGAGGAGAAAACTTTACCAAAGCATTTGATGGATTTATTGGTGCGATGGATAAAGTCATCACAGCATCAATTATTGCTGCGATTGCTTTTGGTGAACTTCGTGGTGATGGTTTTGGTGGTGGAAAATCTAAAGGGCCTTTAAAAACTGGAAAAGAACTTTATAAAGAATATGACCCCAAAAGGGCTTTAATAAGAAAAAAATATGGAGATTCTTTTGCACAATTATATGATTTGGAGAGAGCAAAGGGGATAAATTCTGAGCAAGCAAGAAAGAATGTTTTGAGTAGATATGTGGGCAAGGGTAAAATAACCCCCCAAAGAATGTTGGGTCTTGGACAGATTGAAGGTAGTAGTATTTGGAATAAAGGTTTAGGAAGAGCACCCGGAAGACAAATAACAAAAATTTTGGGAAGGAGTGGTAAAAAGGCAATACTTGGAACAGTAAAACCATTCTTAAAGAGACTTCCTATCATAGGTGCTTTAATTGATTTTGGATTATCTGTTGCTCTTGGTGAAGACCCCGGAAGAGCGGCATTTAAGTCAATTGGCGCAGCACTTTTGGGTTCTGTTGGTGCTGCTGTTGGTTCACTTGCTTTTGGTTTTGGTGGTATTGTTGGCGGTATTCTTGGTAGTATTGGTGGTGATGCAATTGGTGGAGCATTATATGATATGTTCTTTGGTAATAAGCAACCAAACCAATCAAAGATTCAAGGTCGTGCTCAAGGTGGACAAGTTACAAGAGGTGGAAAATATACTGGTCCAATCAAAAGAACGATACAAAAATCACAAGCAAAAAGAACTTTAAAAGTAAAACCAACAGAAGTTAAACCAGGCCAATCTGTTGGTGGT